TAAATTTTACTATACAGAAGTAGATGATTTAGAAGATTTAAAACATGAAGTAATTGTTTTTCTTTTAGAAAAATTAGATTATTTTAAACCAGAAAAAGGTAGTAAAGCATTTAGTTATTTTTCAATTGTAGGTAAAAATTATCTTATACTTTACAATAATAATAACTATAAAAAGAAAAAACAAACAACTGATGTTATGGATGCTGATTATGATGATGGGGTATTACGTCAGTTAGGTAGGGATACTAGAAAACAAGAATTAAAAGACTTTATAGACTACTATACAGAGTATGTTGATAAATATATGTTTACTTTATTTAAAAAAGATAAGGATAGAAAAGTATGTGATGCTATTAATATATTATTTAAACGTAGAGAAAATTTAGAAATTTTTAATAAAAAAGCGCTTTATATTTATATAAGGGAAATAACAGATGTTGATACTCCTGTTATTACTAAAGTAACTAAAATATTAAAAAAGTTATATAAAAAACTGTATATTGAATTTAAATCAACAGGATATATAAGAATTTAAATTCTTCCATATTTATAATAAAATATAATTATGGCACAAGATTCATTAAACCAAGTATTGTTTGACGATAAATCTTTCTCAGATTTATTAAAAGAAATTCATAAAAACCAAACAAAAAAATCAAAACAATTAGCTAGTTTAATTGCTGAATTACGCCCTCTTATCACTTCTTTGGGGGATGCTACTGTAGTAGTACCTCTAATTAAAGAATATATGGAGATAAGTGTTAAAAATGATGACCAATTAATAAAAATGGCAGCTATTGTCCAACGTTTATCAACGGGGGCTACAAATAGTGGAGAAGGAGGATTACTAACAGAAGAAGAAATGCAGCAATTACAAGAAGTAGCTGAAGAAATTTCTAAAACAGTTGAAAAACCAAAACAAATAGAATCACCAAAGGAATAAAATGGCAATAGTTAGAAGTAGTAGGGCAAATAGAAAATTAAAAAAAAGATCTAAAAAACAATTAGTAGCAGCAAGAGTTATTGATATTGTTTTAGATAATGAACATCCTTTTTTTGAAAAATTAGGTTTTAATGATTCTATTGGAACTATATTTTATACCATTATAGATCAAGAAACACCACTTGAAATTCCTAAAATCTCACCCACTGCTAAGCCTTTATTTTCGTTTGTTAAAAGTTATCCTTTAATAAACGAAATAGTTTTAATCATGTCTACTTATGATAAAGAAATATATGATGTAGGAGGTACAACAACTTATTATTTACCTAATGTAAATATATGGAATCACCCCCACCATAATGCACTTCCTTCATTAAAAGATCTAGACTTAGATACAACATCAAATGACTATGAAAGAGCAGAAAATGGAACCCCTCGTAGAGAATTAACAGATGAAGGATCCAATATACCATTAGGAAAATACTTTAATGAACAGTTAGATTTAAAACCATTACTGCCTTATGAAGGTGATATTATACTTGAGGGAAGATTTGGAAATTCTATCCGTTTTGGATCTACTAACTTTAACGATACTATTCCTGAAAATTTAAAAAATCCTTGGAGTTTATCAGATACAAGCCAAACAGGAGATCCTATAACACTTATAAGAAATGGTCAATCTAATAATTTAGACGAAAAAGGATGGATCCATACTGTAGAAAACATAAATGATGATTTTTCATCTATATATTTAACTTCTAACCAACAAATAACAAATTTACAAGTAATATCAACTAATATTTCATCATATGAAGCTGAAGAAGAACCTGTTGACAATTTTGATCCTATAAGATTTGAGGGATTAAATAGACAAGATGGAGTAAAGGAAGGAACTTCAGAAATAACAGTACCTATTAGTCAACCCCTACCTAGTGTAGAAGAACCAATCCTTATAGGTCCTACACTCCCCGAAGAAACAGAAGTAGAAACACCAATTACAGATATAGTAGAAACAGACCCTGATTATAATGATAGTAATAAAACGGAAAACGAAAATAGAACAGAATCAGACCTTCCAGACCCAAATACAATAACAAGTGATAATGCACCTGAGTTTGATTTAAATGAATTAATGGGATAAAATTATGGCAAAATATTTTACACTAGCACAATGTCTTTATTCAAATACGGCTCAACAAAAGGGTATAAAAAATGTACCTGGAATAGATGGCGAAATCTTTCCTTTAACGGGTTATCAGATAAAAGAAAATATTAATAAAACAATGAGATATTGTGTAAATCCTGCTAAGGATGTATTTCCTGGCTTAATAATAACATCAATGTATAGATCAGGTAAATTAAACCAAGCAATAGGGGGAAGTCCAACAAGTCAACATTGCTTTGGAATGGCAGCAGATATTCAAGATACTGATGGTACCGCTACATCAACAATATTTAATTGGTTAGTTGATAACTTACCTACATGGGATCAAGTAATATGGGAATTTCCCGAAAGAGGAGAAAAGTCATGGATTCATATATCTTATAATGAACAAAGAAATAGAAAACGAACAACATTAGCTTCTAAATCAGATTATATCCACAACCAATATGGGGGTAGTAGAAATGGAAGTTATCAACATAATATAAAAAGAGCTTATTCTAATTATATAAGTCCTAACTTTGCGTAAAAATAATTAATATGACTTATATACCAACACCTCCTAATTTATATCAAGGAAAGCAAGTATTAATAAATTCAGATAGAATACTATTTAATGCTAAAGATGATTCTATACTTTTATTTTCAAATAAAGCTATAGGATTTAGTACAAGAGGAAATATACATTTTGACTTAGGATTAGGTATTGATGAGGTTAAAAGTGGAAATAATAGAAATAAATTTATAGTAAATTCTCCTAATATATATTTAGGTTTACAAAATAATGGGAGTTTGCCTAATGAACCAGCTTTATTAGGTAATGAAACCCAAACATGGTTAAATGATTTATTAACGCTAATTGACGATATATTAGATGATATTTTAAGTAAAGTATCTTTTGTAACAACTGCCCCAGGAAGTCCCACAGCACCAAACCCAAATAATTTTCCTGTACTACAGTTAAGAAAGGGTGAAATAGAAAGATTAAGTAGAGCATTAGAAGAAATAAAAAGTAAAAATACAAAATTAGTATAATATGTCAACACAAGCAATAAGAACCATTATTACCACTCAAATTGATTTCCCCATAATGAATGCTAAAAATAAATTAAGGGAAGAAGGAAAGAAAAAAGTAGATAAATTAAAATCAAAATTACCAACAATAGAAGAACTTAAAGAACAATTTATATCTGATAACTGTGAATTAGGTGCTCAAGAAAAACTCCAAAAACAGTTTGATAATTTTAAAGAAAAAATAGACACAATAATGAAAGCTATAGATGCCGCTATTAAACTTCTAGATTCTTTAAAAGAAAAACTAAATAAAATAATAAATGAAATTATACCTAAAATAAAATCTATATTAGATACTTTAGAACCTATTGTAACAGCTTTAAATCTTATTTTAAAAGTAATACCTAGAATAGCATTAGGAATCCCTACATCTGTACCGGGTGTAAGTGCAGGAATAATTTTAACACTTGAAAATACCTTAAAAACAGCAAAAGCACTAGCAGGAGAATTTTTGGCATTAATAGCTAGTGTAAGACTTATGTTTAGTATTTATGAAAGAAAAATAAGAAAAATAACAGATCCCCTAAACCAAGCTGTAACTTCTTTAACAAAATTCTCAGAATTTGTTAAACAAAGATTGGGTGTTTTAGATATGTTATTACTAATGTATTTAAGTAAATGTAACGTAGGAAACCAAGACCCTATAGATCCTTCAACAGGAAATGTAAACACTAATCTTTTGAATCCTGATTTAAATACTTTAACAGAATTATATGGAGATCTAATAGGGGGAGTATCAGATAATAAGGCTATAGAAAGAATAAAAAATATTAAATTTGGATTTCAAACAAGTTACAAAGTAATTAATACTTAATTAATATTTCTATTTAATACACTTTTTTAAAAAAAATTATATTTATAATAAACAACAATAATAATGAAAGCTAAAACATTTGAAAATCTAATTAGAAAAATAGTTAGAGAAGAAATTGATTATGCGTTACGCAGAGAAATCAAGTCACTTAAAGAAGATTTACGTGATGAAATTAAACCAATAATGGTAGAAAATACTAAAGTTCCAGAAGTAGCAAAAAACTCATTAAAAGAAAAAATAATGGGCAATGCACCTTTAAAACAACATAAAACTAAAAATTTTGTGTCTAATGGGACTTTAAATGATCTCCTAAATGAAACAGCTCAAGGAAATACTAATACACAAACAGCTATGGCTCCCGTAAGTTTATCTCAACCTTTTTCAACAGGAGGAGCCTTACCTATGGATACAACAGGTATGCCTGATCCCGTAGCAAAAGCAGTAACAAGAGATTATAGTAGTTTAATGAAAGCAATTAATAAAAAGAGAAGTAAATAATGCCTTTAATACAATCATCTAGAAGTATAAGTCCTTTAGATCTTAACAAAAATGTTAAGATAGGGGTCGCTTTTCCTCTAGATGATGTAAATTTATTTAATGGAACTGAAAACGTAAAAGATCAAGTAAAAACAAATTTAATAAATTTATTATTAACGGAAAAAGGAGAAAGAGTAAATTTACCTAATTATGGTGTAGGTTTAAAAGGATTATTATTTGAACAACATCCCAATGAAGAAAACTTAAAAGAAGAGATAACAACACAAATAAGTATCTATATCCCTGAAATAACACTAATAGATGCAGTAATAGATTTTATAAGTGATGAAAATTTATTATATATAAAAATAATATATAGTTTCAAATTAGATGGAACTACAGATTCAATTCAACTTAATTTTAACGAATAATGGCTTACTCAAAAGTAAATAATAAAACACAAGACAAAGATGTTAAATATCTAAATAAGGATTATAATTCTTTTAAATCCCAATTATCTGAATTTGCTGAAGTTTATTTCCCCGAAAATTTTAATGATTTTAGTGAGGGTAATCCGGGTATGATGTTTTTAGAAATGGCCTCCTATGTGGGTGATGTTTTATCTTTTTACACAGATACCCAATTAAAAGAAGCATTTTTACTCACTGCCCAAGAAAAAGAAAACATATATAATATAGCTTATGCTATGGGATATAAACCAAGAGTAACTTCCGCAGCTTCCACAGATTTAGAAATATTTCAATTAGTCCCCTCTAAATTAGTAGATAATGCTTATATACCTGATTATAGTTATGCCCTAGAATTAAACGCAAATTCAACTTTTGAATCAACTGATGGACCCTCCTTTTATACTATAAATGATGTTAAGTTTGATTTTTCTTCATCTTTTGATCCAACAACTGTAAGTATATACCAATATGATTCTTCAAATAATCCTGAATATTATTTATTAAAGAAAAAAGTAAGAGCCATATCAGGAGAAGTAAGAACACAATCATTTACTGTGGGGGATGCAGAAAGGTTTAAAACACTAACCTTATTTGATGAAAACATAATGTCAATAGAATCTATTATAGATTCTGAAGGTAATGAATACAATGAAGTTCCTTATTTAGCTCAAGATACTATGTTTGAAGAAGTAGAAAATACTGCAGCTAATGATCCTGATTTACATGGTTTTACCCAACAAACACCTTACCTTTTAAAAGTAAAAAGAGTATCAAGGAGGTTTGTCTCAAGATTTAAATCAGATAATACTTTAGAAATTCAATTTGGTGCTGGTAATAGTGATAAAGCTGATGAAACTATAATCCCTAATCCTGATAATATAGGTTTAGGAATTAAAGATGGAAGAAATAAACTAGATGTAGCTTATGATCCCTCTAATTTTTTATATACAAGAGCTTATGGCCAAGTTCCCTCTAACACTACACTTACTATTACTTATGTAGTAGGGGGTGGGTTAAAATCTAATGTAAATAGTAATACTATTACAAAAATAAAAGAACTAGATATAACAGAAAAACCTAATTTAAATGGGGGAATGGCATTATTTATAAGAAATTCAATAGCTTCATCAAACCCAGAAGCTGCAAAAGGAGGAGGAGCCAGAGAATCTTTAGAAGAATTAAGAATGAATGCAATGGCTAATTTTGGAGCCCAACAAAGAACAGTAACAAAAGATGATTACTTAATTAGGGCTTTATCTATGCCCCCTCAATTAGGTAGGGTAGCTAAAGTATACATAACACAAGATGATCAAATATCACCCCTAACAACAGAACCAGGACGTATTCCTAATCCATTAGCTTTAAATTTATATACATTAGGTTTTGATAACTCAAAAAACTTAACAAACTTAAACACAGCAACTAAAATTAATTTATCCACTTATTTAGAACAATATAGAATGCTAACAGATGCCATTAATATTAAAAATGCATTTGTAGTAAATTTTGCTGTAGAATTTGAAATAACAGCATATAAAAATTATAATAATCAAGAAATCCTCTTAGACTGCATATCAGAATTAAAATCATATTTTTCTATAGATATGTGGCAAATAAACCAACCAATAATAATGGCAGAAATAGAAAATTTAATTGGAGGTGTTAAAGGAGTTCAAACTCTAGAAAAATTAGAATTAACAAATAAAAGTGGTATTACATCTGGATATTCACAATACAAGTACGATTTCCAGTCATCAACTAAAAAAGGAACAATATATCCTTCATTAGATCCATGTATTTTTGAATTAAAATACCCAAATACAGATATTAAAGGAAAAGTAACAACTTATTAAAATGGCATATTATTTTTTATTTCCCGAAAAAGACGCAACAATATATAGTCACCCTGATAGAACTACATTAAACACAGGTCATGATGAAATTATTGAAATTATAAAAGAAAAAGGATCATCTGATCCTTTATATTATCCCTCAAGAGCACTAATACAATTTAAAAGTGAAGACATACAAAATGTAATAAATGATACTATTACTTATACAACTTTTAACACAATAGCTACATGTAGTTTACAATTACTATCTACAGAACATAAAAATTTAACAACTACATTGAATTTAGAAGTTTTCCCCATATCTGAATCATGGGATGAAGGATCTGGTAGATATTCTAATTTACCTACATCATCAAATGGATGTTCATGGATTTATAGAGATGATAGTGTATCTAAGTCAACATGGCCGACTGGGTCATCTGCTTTAGGTGCAACTTTTGCTTCTTCTTCTATAACTCTTGGATCAGATATTCCTAAAATGTCTGGTTCTATGCATACTTTAACAATAAATGGAATTGATTTCATAGCTGTAGTCTCATCATCCGTATTTGATGCATCAGACACACAAGTTTATTTTGAAATATCAGGAAGTGATGGGGATGATGCCGCAGAAGATATTGATCACTTTGGGAAAAACTTAAAAGAGGCTATAAATGCATCATCTTCATTATCCTTAGTTTCAGCGTCTTATGATACATCTACTAATATATTATTATTAACAGGTGCAGACACTGGATCTGTAGGAAACATTACTGTTATAACAAGTTCAGTAGCTAATTTTGGAGAAACTAAATTTTTAGGAGATATATATCGTGGTTATGTTGTTGAGGATCCAACAGCTGATGGTCAAAGTGCAAATTACCAATATAGATTACAAGGAGGCACAGATATATCAGTAGGAGGATGGGCTGCAAACACCACAGGATCAATAAGTGGTCCTGGAATTACTAAAGGAGGTGGATCATGGTATTCAGGTAGTGATTTTATTGCTACTCAACAATTTTTAAACGCATCTAATTTAGATACAAATTTTGATGTTACTGAAATAATAAAAAAACAATACCAATATATAGAAAATACTAGTGATTACCCCACGGGAATTGCAAATAATGGTTTTATCATAAAACAACCAGATTCTATAGAAACTAATACATCAAATAGTTTTGGTGAAATGAAATATTTTTCTACAGATTCACATACTATATATCCTCCAAGATTAATTTTCAAATGGGATGATAGTATACATTCTTCACAATCAATAGCTAAACAAAAAGGAGAATTAAACGTATCACTTTATAGAAATAAAGAAGAATACAACCAAAATGATATAGCTACTTTTAGAGTTCATGTAAGAGATAAATACCCAACAAGACAATTTACCTCTTCTTCTAATTTTTTAAATGCAAGTTATTTTACCACCTCATCTCATTATAGTATAAGAGATGCACATACAGAAGAAGAAGTTATACCCTTTGATAATAACTGTACAAAAATGAGTGCGGATTCAGAGGGAATGTATTTTAAAATTTATATGGATGGTTTACAACCTGAAAGATATTATCGTTTACTATTTAAACATAAAAATAATGAGGGTACAATTATTTATGATAATAATTACCATTTTAAAGTTATTAGATAAT